AGGTGGGATGTTACGCCCTGATCCGTCTGAGTTGAGCGAATTGGAGAAAGAGCTTAGCCGGTATATTGTGCAATTTTTAGATACAGCCTCAGATAATTTAAAAAAGACTGGTTCGATCACTACAGGTGCATTGGATGAAAGTTTGTCATTTGAAGTCATTGCAGGAAAAGGCGGCTATCTTATTAACTTCAAAGCCTTAGACTATTTTAAATTTGTTGACAAGGGGGTAAGGGGTGCAGGATCAAGCAGAAAAAATAGTACTTCACCTTACAAGTTCAAATACATAACACCTTCAAAAAGTCATGTAACAGCCATTGAAAAGTGGATAATAAGAAACAGAATGACGGCTACAGCAAGAGATTTAAAAGGTCGTACAGGTAGGGAACGCAAAGCGATTGATCCTACAAAAGGCCGTCAACAATTAGCATACATTATTGCAAGAAGTATTAAAAGAGACGGTCTTTATGAGACAGGCTTTTGGTCGGATGCATTCTATCAGACCTTTAAAGATTTTGGACAAAAAATGTCCGCTGCATTGGGAAAAACAATTACAGTTAATTTAGAACAAATGAAAGAAGACTTGGCGAACTTTAAAAGCAAAGGGCCGGGAAGAGGAGTTAAAATACCAACAATATGAGTATAACAGTTTCACAGTCACCGACAGGTTATAAGTCAGCACATGGCGAAGTATGGCACGTTGTAGAATCTACAAATAAAAACGTAGCAGGCTTTCAATATGTCTTTGACATTTACAAGTCGGGCAATCTAATTACAAGGGTGAAGAATAGTCCTTACGGTACCGGCAAATATGGTGTATTGGATTTGGGTAATATTGTCAAGACAATCTCGATGTATTTGCCTTTGACACAACAGAGCAAATGGGTAGTGATCAGTTTTGGACTGAATACGATGTAAGGTATGGTGAGGTGAGTGGTGGTGTTACAACTACAAATATAGCGTCTGGCACATATCGAGTTTATAACAATTACAGCCGCAATTCTTGGGATCGAAAAGCATCTGATTTATTAAGTGCAATGATTCTTAGCAATAGACCGACAGATTCATATTGGTATGCCGGTGAGCCTGTGGTGTTATCTGTTTTCCTTCCTTCAGGTCAAACGTATGCAAGACAGGAAAAGTATAATGGATCGGTGCAAAATGAATATACGCATACTGGCAATGGCAATGCCTTTGTATTCGGTTGGACGCCTGCAAATGATGACATTACCTTTCAATTATCTGGCAGCGTTTCAGGTGTTATAGGTACGCGAAACATTAAAAAGAGGTGTGCGAAATACGATACGCATACACTTGTTTTTCTAAATGCTTTTGGTGCTTTTGATTCATATACTTTCATACATGGAAAGCTATTTAATGACAATGAGAAAAAGAGATTCGAGCAAATGAGATGGTCTTTGTCAGGTGGTCAAATGGTTGACAAAGTAGGTTATGCTTACAATGAAGGATCAAAGGTTTACGCTGGCAGCTATAAAGAAAAGATGCAGTTAACAACTGATATTTTAAGCACAGGTGAATATGACTGGTTATCTGAATTGATTAACAGCCCACTTGTTTATTTACTTAATTCAACTACTCAGGATTTTTACCCTGTAATTATAACCGATACAAACTATGAGTTTAAAGATGATCGAATAAATAAAACAGATACTTTGACGGTAAATATTGAATTTTCAGTAGATAACAACGTTCAATTCAGATAATATGTATGAACTGTTCATAGAAGGGCAAAGGGCTGATATTAACGATCAGATCAGCGTGCAGCTTACATTCGCTATTGATGATGTGGCGAACTTTGCTTCACGTGAAACGACATTTAGCAAACAGATAGTTTTACCCGGTACCGGAAACAATAATACCATATTCGGACATATTGCGGAGATGGGTAGCAACAATCCGTATTCACCTGGGCAGCCTAACATTGGTGCTGCTTTCAATGTAGCGCAAACAAGCAGAGCGGAATTAAGATTAAATGGTTTGTTAATACTTAGGGGTGTTTTTAGATTGACGGGTATAATAAAGGAAGGAGAAATGCTTGAATATGAAGGTGCTTTGTTCGGTGAGCTTTCCGGGTTAATGGCTGAGATCAGTAATAAGAAATTGGAGGATATAGATTTTAGTGATTACGATCATGTTTGGAATCATACTAATATTTCGGATAGTTGGGATGCGGAAAAGGGTAGCGGTTACTTTTATCCTCTTATTGATTATGGATTATATCGAGAAACTGAGATAGTAGCAAATTTAGGGGATTACGACATGGGTACTTTTCGTCCTGCATTTTATGTGAAGGAATATATTGATAAAATGTTTGCAGCGGCTGGATATAGTTATTCATCCACTTTTTTTAATACCGATTATTTTAAGTCTTTAATCATCCCGCACAACGCAAAGGAGTTAACGAATAACAATCCTATTGCTTTGAATAGGGATGCAGATGAAACATTTACAGCTTCAGCACGTACATATCAGATTACTTTTAATACAGGTGATATAGGTTTATTTACCACATCAGATAGCAAAACGTTTACATTAGGTGGCTCTGTTGCTATCAATGCAAATATAACGGCTCAAATAGACATTTCTAATTACAATGGTTTTGTCAATGATGCACGTTTGCAAATACGAAAAGGAACCACTACTTTAAAAGAAATAACTATTGGTGCCGTAGGATCGCACATCGTTTCTATTGAGAATGTTTCTTTGTCTGTTGGCGATACTATTAGCATCAGATTTGCAGACCTTACTATAGGTGCTGACATTGAATATACCGGCAATGTACTTGTAATAACAACAACTCCAATTACCGTACCTGCTCAAATAGGATCACAGCTATATGTTAATGATAGTATTCCTAAGGGTATATTTCAAAAAGACTTTTTAGCTTCAATAATCAAAATGTTTAATCTTTATGTTTATGAGGATAAAGAGAATGAAAAGAAGTTGAATATTGAACCATATATTGATTTTATGAGTGCTACAGATGTCGATTGGACTTATAAGGTAGCAAGAGATAAAAGTTGGCAGATAGTACCTATGGGCAATTTGAATGCAAGAATATTTGAATATAAATACAAAGATGATTCCGATTATTATAATGAAAGCTATCGGAAAAAATTTAATCAGAATTACGGCGATAGGCAATTTGATACTGGTTTTCAGTTTTCAAACGACAAACAAACAACAGAGATAATCTTTGCATCTTCGCCATTTATTCAATACGATAGCTCTGACAAATACGTGGTTCCTGTTTACAAAAAGTCTAATGAGTTATCTGCTGAAGATAGGATGGATTCAAACATTAGGATTTTATTCAGCAAAAAACTTTCATGTGATAGTTACAATATTACAGGCGGGGAAACACCATACGCAAAAACTGCTTATGGCTATGCAGGTCATTTAGACGATCCGATCAATCCTACTCAAGATTTGAATTTTGGCGCACCTTCAGAGGTTTACTTTACAGTAAGCACATACCCTTCAAATAATCTATTTAATAGGTTTTGGAGCAATTACATTGCTGAAATAGCTGACAAAGATAGTAAGCTGTTAACGTGTCACGTTTATTTAAAACCATTAGATATAGTGCAATTAGATTTCAGCAAAGCGGTATTTATTGACGGGATTCGGTTTAGGTTAAATAAGGTTTTGGATTATGATGTGACGAATAATGAATTGGTAAAAGTTGAACTTTTAAAAATAATTGATAATGGCTAATACGGTTATTGGGGCAAGTGTACAGGTAGATTTTAAGTCGGTTGGTAATATGCGAAAAGCTTTGAAAGAAGCTAATCAGGAACTAATTGCCATGCAGGATAAATTTGGTGATGCATCTGATCAGGCATTTGCGGCGGCAAAAAAAGTAGCTGAATTAAAAGACAAAATACAAGATGCAAGGGAGACGGCTGATTTATTTGATCCAGGTAAAAAGTTTCAGGCATTTGTTGATGTTGGTGCAAGTATAGCGGCTGGTTTTAGTGCGGTGCAAGGCGCAATGGCATTAGTAGGTACAGAAAGTGAGGACGTACAAAGGGCTCTTTTAAAAGTACAGGGCGCAATGGCATTTGCTCAAGGTTTAGGGCAATTAAGGCAATTCGGTGAATCTTGGGATAGGATGATAGGTATTGTGAAAAAAGCAACAGCAGGTGTAAGTGCATTCGGCAAAGCTCTTATGGCTACTGGTATTGGGTTATTTATTGCCGCTATAGGAACTCTTGTCGCTTATTGGGATGATTTAAAAGATGCTATTTCAGGAACAAGTGAAATGGCGAAGGCGTATGCTGAGGCACAAAAAGAGGTTACAAAAGCCGTTACGGATGCAAGGACTAAATTAACGGAGGTAACGACTGCTTTTAGATTAGCAAAAGAAGGTAAAATTTCAGCAAGTGAAGCACTTAAAATTTATAATGAAAACTTAGGAGATACCTTAGGTAAAACAACCGATTTAAGTGATGCTGAAGCTACAGTTGCTAATAATACAAAGGCATATTTAAAAGCTATTGAATTAAGAACAAAAGCACAGGTTTTTTATGCAAAAGCGGCTGAAGCGGCTGTAAAAGCTCAATCAGGTGAAGAGGTGGAGGCTTCATTTACTCAATCAGTTGAAAACTTCTTTACTACATGGGGCGTCTTGGGTGCTGTCACCGGTGATATTTTTGAGGCACAGGAAAAGTCAAGACAGGAAAATATAAATAAGTTTTTGGAAATGGAGGGGCAATTAACTGAGGAAGCGAATAAGCTTGTTGCGCAGGCTATTGAAGCAGAATCAGAATTGAATGTAGTAAAAGAAAAAAATAATAAAAAATATGAGCAAGAGGAAAAAAGAAGAAGTGAAGAGGAAAAAAGAAGAAGTGATTTACAGAAAAAGTTGAATGATGATCAAATAAAAAGAACTGAGGAACTTAATAAGGCAATAGAAACACAATTTGAAGTAACTGAAAGTTTATTATCTTTTAACCTTTCTGCTAAAGATAAAGAGATACTTGAATTAGGTAAAAAATATAATGAGCAAAAGAAAATACTTGAAAAAGGAGGACAAAGCACGGTTGCACTAACTGCATTATTTGAAAAACAAAAGCAAGAGATAATTGACAAATATGCAAAAGAAGAAAGGGAAAAAGAAAAACAATTTTTAGAAGATCTTAATAAATTAAATGAGGAAATAACCATTGCCGGTATAACTGATTTAAGAGAAAAAGAAAGAGCTGAATTAGCTATTTCATATTCTGAAAAATTAGCAGAATTAGAAAAAAATGAAAAATATAACGAAGATCAAAAAGCAAAATTAAGAGCTGCTTTACTGATCAAACAAAAAATAGATGAAGATGCTTTAACTGAAAAATTCAGGCAAGAGGACTTACAAAAAAGAGCAAAAGAATTACAGGATATTGCTTCAAATGAAAAATTAAGTTTTAATGAAAGGTTAACGGCTTTAAAATCACATTTAGATATTGCTAATCAATTAACATTTGAAAGTGAAGATGAAAGAAAAAATTATATTCAAAACATCAATAATCAGATTGATGCAATAAATAAACAAAGCCATGATAAAAAAATTGCAGATCTTAATCAATTACTTGATTTAACATTAGGTGTATTGTCAACACTAAGGCAGGCTAATGATACTGATCTAAATACAAAAAAACAGCAATATGATCGGGATCAAAAAAACTTGCAACAAATGCTCAATAATAAACAAATATCTGAAGAGCAATATGCTGCAAAAAGAAAACAACTGGACGAAGAGCAAAATGAAGTATTAAAAAAATCATTTAAAAGAAATCAGATTATAGCTATTGCTGAAGCGATAATGAATACAGCAAAAGGTGTTACAAATGCTTTGGGTAGTCTTCCTCCTCCTTTCAGTTTTATACAAGCCGCTGCAACTGCTTTGTTAGGTGGTTTACAAGTTAATATGATTAGGAAACAAAAGCCTGATTTAATCGAATCTGGACGTATTCCGATAAGTGGCGGCGCTGGTGGTGCTGCACCTATGACACCTGCATTATCTGCAGCCGTACAGGGACAGGCTTTAAACGCTGAGGCAATAAACAACTTAAGCAATCAGGCTGTAAGAGCATACGTAATGAATTCAGATATTCAAAACAATAATCAAAGAAACGCATATTTGCAGCGAAATGCAAGATTAGGATAATATGGAAAAGTTACCACTATTCAAATTGACAATAAAAGAAGACGAAAATTCAATTCAGGAAGTTAACGCGGTAGCGTTGGTTGACATACCGGCAATAGGTGAAAACTTCTTTGCATTTGAAAAACAGATATTTGTTGAGCCGAAAGCAGACGAATCAGAAGAGGAGTTTATACCACGCTGCATTTCGTATATGATAGGTGAAGGCAAAGAGCAGGATCAAGCGGCTGCTATCTGTTACAGCAAATGGAGTTCTCGAAATGAGAACTTTCAGGAAAGCTACAGCGATTATCCAAAAGAAGCAAGTGAGAACGCAAAGATTGCTTTGAGGTGGGCAGAGGAAAACGGATGGGGTGAATGTGGCACGCCTGTAGGCAAGGCAAGGGCGAATCAATTAGCAAAAGGTGAAGCCATAACGCGCGATACTATAGCACGTATGGCAGCTTTTGAAAGGCACCGGCAAAACAGTCAAAAGGAATTAGGGGACGGTTGCGGTAGGCTTATGTGGTTAGCGTGGGGCGGTGATGCTGGCATAGAGTGGGCGCAAAGGAAACTTGAGCAGATAGATCGTCAAAAGATGCATGCTTTTTCTGTAGTCAATAATGAAGAACGTATTGTAGTCGGCCCTGCAATGATCCCTGATATGCCTATTTACAGAAGAGACGAAACAGGCGAATATTATGTTTTCTTTGACAAAAAGACTATTGAAACAATCGCTTTAAAATTTTATGCAAAAGGGTTTCAGCAAAGCGCAAACGAAATGCATACAAAGCCTGTAGAAGGAATTACATTCTTTATGTCTTGGATAGCAGATGAAAGTAAAGGCATTCCGAAAATGAAGCAATTTGAAGACCTACCAGATGGCACATGGTTTTTGGGTGCAAAGGTTATGAATGATGAAACTTGGTCTAAGGTTAAGGATGGCACGTTCAAAGGCTTCAGCGTTGAAGGTATGTTCGATATGACAGAGGTAAAAATGAGAATGAAAGAAGAAGAGATAATTGAAAAGCTAAGAGATTTGTTAAGAGATTTTTAATTCGGTTTTTGTGTTTGATTTAGGTTTACAACTCCCCTGCCTGTTTTTACGGGCGGGGTTTTTTATTCGTATTTATGTTTATGAAAATCCTAACACTAACACAAAAATTCAGCGGCTGTGGATATCACAGGCTTATGATTCCGATCTCTTTAATGGAAAAAGAATACGGCAGAATTACCGATTCAATGACAGAAGATCAATGGGATGAAAACAATTACGACATTGTTTTTATTAATCGCATCTGGGAACTTGAAAACCTAATTGAAAGACGTAAACAGAAAGGTTTTAAATTAGTTGTGGATGTAGATGATTATTGGATTCTTTCTCATGATCATTTGATGTACGAAGGGTATAATGCCTCAAATTTTGCGGCTAAGTTAATTCACCACATGAGGGAGGCTGATCTTGTTACTTGTACTCATGAAAGGCTTGCAGACGCTATTTACCAACACAATAAGAATGTTGAAATATTACCGAATGCCATACCTTATGGGCAGGCACAATTCAATGGTGAAAGGGTTATAACAGATTCGGTAAAATTGTTTTGGGCAGGTGGGATAACACACGAACAGGATTTAAAATTATTACAAGCACCATTAAAAAAGTTGTCAGGTAACATCCAAATGGTAATGGGTGGCTTTGCAGATTCTAACGATACGGAGCGTTATTACTGGCATCGTATGGCTAATTATTTCACATCTGATCAGACTTTGCCGCACATGTTAATTCGTGGCATGGATGTGTTTAATTACTACGAAATGTTCAAACATTCGGACATTATGTTAGTGCCTTTGGTGAAAAATAATTTTAACGGATTTAAGTCAAATATTAAACTTTTGGAGGCGGCTGGTAAGGCTATTCCTGTCATTGTTTCTCATGTCGATCCTTACTTAGGTTTTCCTGAAGATGTCGTAAAATATGTCAAAAAAAGCAGTGATTGGATTCGATATATTAACGATTTGGTCAACGATAAAGATATGCGCGATGAACTTGGAGTTTTATTGCATACATACTGCGCTAAGTATTTCAATTTCAATGAGATAAACAAAAAAAGAAAATCAGCTTTTTTAAAATTATTGAATTGACTAAAATAGGGGGGCTAATAGGGAGGCTATTAGGGAGGGCAATGGGGAGGCTTATGCAAAGAAAAGGAAAGGAAAGTAAATAAAGTAAAGAAATAAAGTAAAGTATAGTATGCGTTTTCACGCATCTCAATTCAGTTTAATTTTTTTTTAGTTTGTACGGTCAATGTACGTACAAAAAAACGTACATAAAAACTACTTTTTGCTTTTACAAAATGCCGCTTTTTCATTGGTAAATGTCTAGTTTTTTTCGGTTTAGGTATATATGTGCATGATGAATCCCATTGAACTTTTAGCACAGGTTAAAAAACTTGTTTTTCAAGAAGAGACAGCAGCCGCTCCAGGTTACACTTTGGCAGACGGAACTAAAATCATGATTTCAGCCTTAGAGGTTGGCGGAATCGTTACACTCGAAGACGGCTCACCCGCACCGGCAGGATCACACACTTTAGCAGACGGTACTGAAATCGTACTTTCCGAAGGTGGTGTAATCGCTGAAATCAAACCAAAAGAAGTTGAAGCCCCTGAGGTTAGTGTTGAGATTGAAAGCGGAAAGGATATGGAAAAGAAAGACGAAGAAGAGAAAGCAAAAATAATTTAAAAACAAATAAAGATGGCGTTTTTGGTTACAGGCCTTACGGCTTACACAGAACAAAATGAGCAACAGCTCGTTAGTGCTTCGCTGTTTGAGGCACGTACTCAACAGCTCATCCTTTCAGAAGGTAATGTATTGACAGGTGTAAAATCCTCTCAAACAGTTAACCGTATGGACACGGATGTATTTTTTCAGGATGATAGTTCCTGCGGTTTTCAGTCAAGTGGTACAACTGAGTTCACTCAGCGCACTTTGACTGTAGGTAAAATCAAAGTTCAGGAAACTTTATGTCCGAAAGACCTCGAAACTGTTTACCTCCAAAAGGCATTACCTGCAGGTGGCAATTACGATACAATAGCATTTGCCGCTGAATACACAGGTCGCAAAGCTGGTAAGATCGCTGAGGCTTTGGAAACAGCTATTTGGACTGCAACAGGTTCTGGATATGGTGGCACAAACGGACTTTTAAATAAGTTCAAAGGTATTCGTCAACACATCGCAGACGCTGGCACATCTGTAAATGCAAACGTTACAGGATTCTACGGAACAGGCGCACCTATCACAGGTATTGACACAATGGAAAAAGCACAGAAAGCTGTTCTTGCAGTTATCAATGCTCTTCCTGCTGCTGTGAAAGGAAAGTCTGATGTTCGCATTTTCTGCGGTTGGGATGTTTACACTCTTCTCATTCAGAAGTATGTTGATCTTAATTTGTTCCATTACAATCCAGGTTCTACAAATAATGCTGCTGATTCTGAGTTCCTTGTTCCTGGTACTTCTTATAAAGTAGTTCCTGTTCATGGTTTGAATGCTACTAACGACATATATGCAATGAGAATGTCAAATGTATTTTTAGGAACCGATATCGAAGGGGAAGAATCTCGTTTTGAAATGTGGTACAGTCAGGATGATCGCAATGTGAAATATAGCACTTCTCTGAAAATTGGTGTGCAGCTCGCTTTTCCTGATGAAGTTGTACGTTTCGAAGCGTAATTAATTAATCACAGGGAGGGGTAAAACTCTCCCTTCTTAAAACAATATATCATGCCTTGTGCTTTGACCTCCGGATATACACTTGACTGTAAAGACAGCGCAGGTGGTATTACCGAAGTTTATTTTATAGAAAAAGGGAATGTTTCATCTATTGCTGCAAATGCTTCCGGCGTAGTTACAGGAATCACAAAAGCAAGTGGTAAGCGTTTCTGGAAATATGAACTGCCAAAAGAAACAGGTAATTTCACACACAACCCTCAAGTTTCAACCGAAAACGGAACATTGTTCTTTGAGCAAAACTTGACTATTGTAGTGAATAAACTTTCTGCGGCTGTAAATACAGAGCTTAAATTGTTAGCTCAAAATATTCTGATTGCTGTGGTAAAAGATAACAACAATAAATTCTGGATGCTCGGAAAGGAAAGAGGTTTAGACATGGGTGCATCTGAAAGCGGAAGCGGAACAGCCTTCGGAGATCGTTCAGGTTACACTTTGAATTTCATGGGTAAAGAGCCTGATCTTCTTTATGAAGTAAATAGTTCTGTAGCTTCAGCACTTGAAACAGCCGGTTGATAATTAGTGAAGAATAGGTAAAGCGCCTGCCTGCATTTAGGCGGGCGTTTTTTGTTAATAGGTATTTATAAAAGGAATGATAAAGCTCACAAAAGGAAATACTGAAACTTTGA